CCCTTCTCCACACGCATGTATTGTATAGACCTAGTATTGATCTTGGTAGCTGTCAATGACTTCGCCCCTACCTCAGTGAACGTCTGTGCCGTGGGTACATTGTCGATATTCATCGCATTGCTATAGGAGATGATCGGTGAATCTGCCTCTGGTATGTCTGATACCAACGGGTTAGACACAACCGGATCAACTTCAGGTAGTACAGTGCTAGGCTGTGGTACCGGCTCCTGGGTCTGCTGTTGACGCTCCTCCCACCACTCCCGCATCTTCTCCGTGATCTCATTTACACGATCCTGTGATAGTCGCTGTTCAGCTACAGGTATCTTGAAAGCATTGTATGCCATATCCCTGCTGAACGTTTCCGGCATGATCATCTCCAGGTTGTCCAGGATATTCAGCATATCAGGGGGTAATGATTCACGTAAAGCTGCATAGTCTTCTTCTGCTGGCCACTCTTGCGGTTCAGGCGTTGCTGATATGCCATCATTAGGTGTAGGTTCCGTCTTTGTTGGCTCTGTGACATTCTGTTGGCTGTGAAGATCATTTTCCACGTCTTCCCGGGTGGCGTTGCGTGCTGCCTCTTCACGTATGGCTGCATCCTGTACGTCAGCGGCCTTGCTATCCAGGTTAGCCTGGTGTTGATTATTCTCATGTCTTAGCCGCATGTGCTCAGTTATGTTGGCAACAAGTTGCTTCCTTAGCCTGTTGACCTTAGGTAGGACAGCAGCATTGCGGAAGAACCCCTTCTTGTTCGATAGCTTCTGCAGACTGAACTCATCGTTCTGTATTTGCGTGGCCAGCGCGTTCATTTTATCAACGTTTGCCCGCATACTGCCCCGTATGGCTGCCTCATCCTGCAGATGCTGCTCTTTATCGAGCCGGGCAGCCTGCTCTTTATCCTGCTGCTTCATGAACAGGTTCTCTGTATCTTTCTGGGCTTTCTCGTCGAGCTTATTCTTCCACTCTTCCTTCTGTCGATGCAGGCTATCCAGGAACTCTTTACGTCCGTCCTCCGTATGTAGATCACGTATATACTGCTTCTGTATACCATGCTCGACGCGGGCCTTCTCCAATGCCAGCTGCCTACGTGCGATATCCACGTCTACTGGCGCATCTGTCGGTACCATCAGCTGCATGATCCTGTCCTGCTCAGCCTGGAGGCGTTTGGTTAATACATCAGCGGTCTTTTTTACATTCCTCTCATCATACACGTTCACACCATATCTACTCAGTACAGGTAACGGGTCTTTCTCCAGGGCCTTTATGTCCTTAGCCAATGAGATAGCTACCTGGTTGTATACCTCCGGATGCACACCTTCCGTGCTTTCCTTCACCAGGCGTCCCTCCTCTTGTGTTATGGCTCTACCCAGCAGGTAGTTGTTGGCCTCCTGATGGAATACATGATCCTGTAGCTGTGTCATATCTGGGTCACCCTGGTAGGCAGCGAACCGGTTGGCTACCTTGTCATATACACCTTGTAATCCTTTTAACTGGGCGATGGCTTCCTGCGCTTCGGTCTTCATGGCACCATTGTTCTGCTCTCCTAACTGGCGGTAGGCTTCCTGCCAGTTCTCCGTCATGCCCATGGACACAGCGTTGAGGTCACCTACCTGCATGAGCTGTGCCTTTATACGTGCAGCACCTAGTTCATCACTCTTTGCTGTGGCAGCCGCTAGATCATCCTGTAGCTTGCGTACGCGAGATATATCCTTTAGTACTGCGTCTTTGATGTTGGCAAAGTACTGCCGGTTGTTCATGATATCCCGTGTACGAGCGCTCACCAGCTGTGTCTGGTACCGGGGCTTATCGCCTGGTTGTATGTTGGGATCATCTTTGAGAATGGGCTTATTGGTAGCGGGGTCTATCTTTACAATCCTGTGTAGCGGTACCCGGTCCATGAGGATGTTCTGTGTAAGACCACCCAATAGGCCGGAGAGCATATTGAGGGCGCCTTCCTGGTCCGTCACTTTATCGAAGTAGTCAGAGATGAGGTCCAGCTGCTTCTTCTGCTGCCCGGTACCGACCTCCGTGCCTGTCTTCTCGGCGTACTCGGTATTCAAACCCTGTAGTCCTACCTGGAATGCCTGGAACCCATGGCTGGCAAATCCTGCCCGGTACTTGGGTGCGTACTCTTCTGGTGTCATCTTACCTAAACGCTCTTGCCACTGGGCCAAGCCCTCACCTTCTCCTAGCGCTCCTTCTTCTCCGCGGAACAGGCGATTGATGGCCTGATCGGGGGTACCGCGAAACAGCGGTATCATCGCTGACATATTCAGCGCACCATTGAGGATGGTACCGATCTGTACAGTACGTGCAGCACCTTCTGCTGCCATGTGCTTGGCATTCTCGTCTGCATATCCAGGGTCGTATCCTTGCCGTATGAACCGGTCATAGTTGGTCTTATAGGTCTCGTCAAATACCTTCTTACCTGCAGAAGCGCTCATGAGGTAACCCATGGAGAAAGAGGAGGCTACATGCCCCAGAACATTGGTAGCTTCCACACCCAACTTGCCCAGGTTGAGACCCTCCGTAGCGAGCTTGCCCAGCTTGGAGAACAAGGCTGCTTCTCCTTCCCCTGGTAGCACGAAGCTGGCTGCCCCCTGTACAAAGCCAGCTATATTCTGCAGCCACCAGGCAGAATCGGCCAGGTCGAAGGTCTTATCTGGGTGCTCCCGGTATACTTCGCCGAAAGGATCGCGTATCTTCTGAGCAATGTCTCCGAGCCCCCCAGCGTTGTAATCACTGCTACCCTGTACGGTACCAGCGATATGCGGCAGCTCGCCCACCATATCCAACATATCAGCAGCTACATTGGGTATAAGATTGCCGGCCGTCTTGCCTAGCTGAGCCATAAAGCCCTGATCCTGTGCACGTAGTAGATAGTTGTCCTGTCCTGGCTTGGGCTGGAAAGGGAGGTCCCGGGGGATATCTTGCTTGATACCGGAGGTGCCTTCGGTAATACCTGATGTGAGACGGGAGATGGCATCGGGTGACAATCCCTGGGAGGACTGTGGTCTAGGTTCGGTACCAGCGATGGGTACCACCTTGGCAGTGACGGGAGACTTCTTGGGAGGATCGCCGGGACCTTCCGGCGCAAACTGTTGTTCCTGGTCCTGGATATTCTCTATATCCTGCTGTTGTTGCTCATTGAGGGGCATGAGGAGGTAGTTTTACCCCTCTAAGCTACACAATTATTTGTGGTACTCTGCCTGAATGTTGTCTATCAGCCGGGTGACACCTTCGTAGGTGCTTACCGGCACTTGTACAGGACGCCCGTCAGCCCCTGGTACCGTAACCACGAAAGCATTATCACCGCTGTTGGAAGCACGATTGCGTCGTATACTGATAGGTACCGTACGGCCCTGTTTATCAGTTACGTTCTCCCACCGCATAGTACCAGTGGCGTTTGATAGGCCAGATTTGAGGGCTTGGTCCATATAGAATTCGTGTTGGTCCTGGGGAGCCATCCGCTTCTTCACGTACTCATCCACCCAGCCTGCATCTGGTACCGATAGGATCATGTTCTCACCCCGGGTCTTCTTGCCTCTAATCTCCTCATTGGCACGGAAGACCACTTGCGTAGAGCCATCCTTCGCGCTGTGGGTGATACCAATGGGCTCCATCTTGCCCATGATCTCGTCGTAGTCGTCGGCACTGATCTGCTTACCGCGATCCGGGCCGGCAGCAATGGTGAAAGAGAGTGCACCCTTCTCCAGACCCATCTTAGACGCCAGTCCTGTAACCATTTGCCCTAACTCCTGCTTCATCTGGTCGTTGGGCATACCCCATATCTTGCTCTGCTCATCTCCGAAGTTGAGACGCTTTGCCAGCTCATCCTGGTATTCCTTGTAGCGTGGCGCGTGTGTAGTCAAGTAATCACTTTTGGCCATGGCTGCCTGCTTGCGGGCATTAGCCTCTACCTGCGCCATATTGAGATGGCCTGCGCCAGGTCCCATCTGGCCTGCAAGCGATTGGTTATATACATGGTCGTACTCCTTTTCAGCAGCCAGCTGTACGCTTTTAGGCGCCTTGGTGGGATCATACCCAGCAGAAGTGGCTGCAGCATGCTGGATATTCTTCATCTGATCCATCTCCTTCAACTTATCCTGCAGGCGCTGGTACATCTGGTTGGCTTGCGGCGTGGCGTCTTCCCACTTCCCATCTACCATTTGCAATACCTGGCCTGTCTTGGGATCGAATTTGCGGCTGGGATCACTGCGGAACCGCTCATATTGTGCGCCAAGCTCATCTGCTTCCTGCTTATTCTTCTTCATTAGCTCATTGAAGTCCCCTTCTGTCTTGATATCAGCTCCAGCATTCTGGGCTACATAATTCATAGGGATCATCTTGTTGTCCATCTCCTTCTTCCGGCGTTCAGCCTCCACAGGGTCCATCTCTTCCTCATATTTGGTCTTGCGTTCATCGATGACACCTTTGCTGGCGTAGTCACGTATGTCCTGTAGCAGCTTACCTTGACGTTCGCTGCCTAGTAGGTTATGTAATGCCTGGGCAGCACCTACCTTACTACCAGCCATCTCTTGTTGTATAGCCTTCAGCTTTGCAGGTGACTTCTCATAGTACTTCATAATGGCTGCATCAGGTACCGATGTAGGTATACCCGCCTTGTATCCAGCGAGCTTACCTTCCTGCCGTACCCACGGCATAACCTCTGGGTCTGCATCTACGCCTGCGTTGACGATCTTCATTACCTCCTGCATCGGTAGCCGCTTGGTTTCGGTACCATTGGTGATGTACCACCCGTTGACATCCTTCTTTACTTCCCCACCTCGTACCTCTGGATGAGAGTTAGCTAACCACTCATTGATCTTCTTGGGTATATCTACATCACGCATGGCAGCAGGCCCACTGAACTGGTTACCGTACTGTCCATGAGCATCCCGTTGCAGGCCCTTGTACCCATCCAGGCCGGCGGCAACGAATGCCTTGGCCGTCTCCGGGTTCAGGTGCCCGTCCTCTACCATCTTATCGATCTTGCCTTTCCAATCCTGTATGCGCTTGATGTTGTCACCGAAGTACTTCGACCGGTTGGCATAGTCTCTGGCTTCCATCATTGTCTCCCGCCATACGTTCTCCAGGTCACCACGCTTGGCGAACTCTCCCAGCTTAGCCTGCTTCTCTGCATTGAGCCTGTCCAGCTCACCTTGATCGAAAGGAGACGCCTGGGTCTGAGCCATGGCCTGTTGTGTGACATCCATGTAATTCTGCGCAGTATCGTACTTCTGCTGTTGATAGTCAGCAACCTTTTCCAGCTCGGGTATAGCTGAGCCCTGATAGCGTGGTATCTCACGCGAGTTACTCAGCTGGTATGCATCGTATAAGCCAGGCATTAGATGATTGGTTTTAATGCTCCACCCATGCAGTGGAAGCCGTGATGTTTCTTCATGGTCATGGCAAATGCCTTACGGCGTGGCGTACACGTCTTCTTCGTCATAGGCGTGCAGTAGCCTTTATGTGCTGGATTTACCGCCTTGCTGATCCATCCACCCTTGGCGTAGATGTCGGTACCGGGGTCCTTCTCATCCATCCACTGCTTGCGGTTCCACATGCTCATGTCCCTGGCGGTAGTCTCGCCTGAGTAATCGCTGCCCATGTTGCCACCAGTAGCATACAGGTTGGGATCATTATTAGTGAGTGCCCATTCCTTGTATGGCTCTTTCCACATACTGTGGTCCACTACCTTATTACCAAGCCCACCCATTGCATATACATCAGGTGTAGCGTCACCATAGTTGGTGAAGTGATAGTCATCTCCCGATCCATCAGCTTTGGGGCTTCCGCCAAAGGCCAGCATGTTATGTGGTACATGCGATATGTGTTTGGGATTGAACTTGCTCTTCATGATACCAGGTCCCATGCCGATACTACGTGTGTTACCAAAAGGGCTGAGGTATCCTTTGGCTAATGAAGATCGGTACCCTCCGAAGGCCATGCCTGCTACATTTTGTGTCACAGCACTAGGTTGAGCACCTTGGCGCATTTGTAGATTCTGGTTAGGTGTGGTGCGGTAGTTATACACAGGGTCATAGTTGATGTTGCGCAGCTTACCACGCAACATGTCGTCGGCATTGTTCACGTCTAACGGACGCGCGTACCAGCCGCTGATCCGTGCTTCCGGGCCAGCGGATGGATTCTGTTTACTCCACAGGTAGGCGCTGGTAGCTAAGCCACGATATTGCGGGTCCAGTCCGGTAGGCATGTTGCCCGATACAAGTATGCCATTGATAGTATCAGCTAACTGTGCATCCTGCAGGCCACTACTTGCAGAAGCAGCCATAGTGGTACCGGTGAACTTGCCTTTACCAGGTCCTTCTCCGCCAAAAGCCATCACCTTATGATCGCCTATGCTACTACGATGTAGCCTGCTTGCATGCGTAGGGTGCTTTCCCTTCAATGGGGAGACAGGACCACCAAAGGCGTGCTTTTGTGTGGGCTCCTCGTCCATATAATCTCCTAGCCAGCTCATCTGCCCCATTACACCAGTCGGGTCTTTCTTCCCTTCCTCCCTCATCCTATTGCGTAGCCGGTTGTATACACCGCTATCCTTCCACATCTCCGATAATGTATTCAGCTTCTGCAAATCCAGCTTGGCTTTGTTACGTTCATTCTGTATGCCGATGACTTTATCACTGGCATTGGCCAGATTCTGTGACTGCTCCCGTTGGATAGCCAGGCCGCGCTCCACCTGCTGGTCCCGCTGCCGGTTGATAGCTGCCGTATTCATGGAGTCTACATTCAGGTTCATGCCGGCAGCCTCTGCCCGCTGGCGTGCATTAAGGAAGCCTTCCTGCTCGTTGATCTGTCCTTCCTGATTGAGCGTCTTGGCCAGGTTAGAAGAACGTACAGCAGCAGCAGACTGCTCATCCAGGGTCTTGTCGGCGTTGATGTCCTGTGCCCGTGCGGCATTACGTACCTGGTTGCGGCTGGCATCCAGGCGTATCTTGGATAATGTCACTGGTCGTATCAGCTCCGGCGTAGCGGGCATAGGTGGACGCCTGAAGCCATTGACGATATTAGACGCAAAAGGCAGTATGGCGTTGGATATATTATTGATATCAATGCCCTGGTGACTAGGAGATGGTGCGGTACCGGATACAGCAGGTATCTCTGGGTTTGCCCAGTTGTACTTGGATACGCCGGGTCCTACAGTAAATCCTGCGTCTTCGGGTGGTTCCCCACCATCTGCCATCAGTTTCCTGCGACGCATCAGGCCCTTGCCTGTCACATCTCCGCCAAAGGCCATGGGTATGATCGGTAATAGTTTACCTCTTTTCATGATTCTAATGGTTGACCAAAATGAGCCATCGTATGTTTCAGATATTCCTGGCTTAGCGCCAGCTTCTGCTCCCGGCCCTTCAACCGCTCGACGGCATTGCGGCGTTCAGGTGTCATGGGTCCTTTATCCTCTATCTTGCCGATAGCCCTGGCTATACGCTTATGTTCCTGCGCAAAGCCCAGGCGTTCTGAGAACACGAAATTACCTTGCATGGTCTCTCCACCTTCCACCTCTGCATCTGCTCCCGGCAACCCTACGCCACCTTCTTCATGAGAGGGGCCATTAACCTCAACAGCCTCACTATTCATAGGCGTGAGGCTTCCTCCTTCAGCCTCCATGGTGCGTGTCATGTAGTTCTTAGAAAGGAATCCGCCCCGGGCGTAATATCCAGCACCTGACACACCCGTAGCAAGTTCAGGGTCATTGGCCAACACTGCCTGAGACTGTGATCGTATGTTGGCCTGTCGCACCATCTCTGCATTCTGAGCAGCTAGTTGTGCCTTCTTTTTGCTCGCTGTGCTGGTCAAAAAGCCTATCCCTGCCCCTACTGCAGCACCAATACCTGCCCCCAGCGGTCCAGCTACCGATCCAAGCTGCGCTCCTTTTAATCCACTGGATACAGTGCTTACGCCCACTGGACGGTTGCCGTATTCATCTGGCTGAAAGGCAGCATCGATGGCTGTGCTTGCCAGGCGACTGATACCCAGTAGCGGACTGGACGTGGGATCACGACTACCCTGCAACTGGGAGGTACCGAGGTCATATCGCTTATAATTCTTTGACAGGTACATTATCTGTATGATTTGTTAGCATCGATCTGTGTGTCTTCCAGGTATATCTTCTTTCCGCTGGTGTTGTCAAACTCGAACCGCACGATGACATAGTTGTCTTCTATCAACTGCTCCTCAAACCACGGCAACACGTCTGCTACAACTTCAGTGTTTACAGCGAAGTTATTGAATATATCGTCCAGAAACGATACCCCCTGCTGAATTACATTGTCCCGGAAGTTGTTAAAGTTCCAGTAGCCCTGCGTATTGCGCATGTCATCATAAGACAGGTCCTTGAATATCTGATCCAGTGCGATGCGTCCTGTGCATTGTGTTGAGTTCCATATAGTTATGTGCGTCAGTGTATCGAAAGCCGCTTCAGAGCCGTCTGCATTCAGCACAGTACTCAACCAGAGTACTGCATTCAGCGTGAGCTGGGCGATTCTTTTCTTCTCATCAATCTCCCTGAATACCACGTCAATAAAGAAGGACTGAGGTGTATTGTCGTAATAGACACCGTTGAGTCCCTGGTTGTTCTTGTAGATACGATTACCACGAAGGTTGTAGAGCTTTTCGCGTATCTGTAGGTAGTAGTCAGGTGTGTATCCATGGAAGAATACCCAATTATCGCTTTCTACTCCCCAGCTAAGCGTGAAGCTCTTATCCTCTATCTCGTTAGGGGGCACGTCCTGGAAGGCATAGCACACACCTCCTACTTTATTCAGATAGAGACAGGAGCCATCATCTGTAGTAGCCTGTGGGTTGTAATTGACCGCAGCTGGATTTGTGCATTGTACTGCTGGCATATTATGGTGTTGAGCAGGTACCGTGCGTATTGGCATAGCCCTGCGTGTTAGTATCTACGTCTGTCTGCGCCTGCGTGTCTGCATCCCCCTGGTCCACTGTGCTCATATATCTGCCAGCCTGTACGTAATAGGTTACTATAGAGCCTATTAATCCTACGTCACAATTATTCCTGTTGAGCGCGCCTGACTTCTGTACATTCAGGAAGGTCTGTACGGTACCGCCACAAGCGGTTGAGTCTGCTACGTCCGGATAATGCGGTACCGGTATCCCCTGGAAGGTCTGCCCTATAACATTATTCAATAATGCCACTTGGGTACCCAACCGCGTTGACGTAACTGACACTTTATCCCAGTGCTGCGTATTAGGGACAGCAGGTATGCTGTTGATGATCACACATTGTGGTGGTGTCTGTGTAGGGTCTAGTCCTCCGCCCATGGGACAGCTGTAAGCATTATTCACTCCGCTGGTGAAGTACAAGCCGCGCATAGCTCGCGTGGAGAAGATCAGATTCAGGTTGCTGTAGTGGTTGCTGGTGTTGGGGAAAGTACCCGGATTGGCAACATAGGCCGGCTGTAGCTGCGCTGCTACCAAGTCTGCTATCGTGTTATCATATATCTCCGCACCGAAGCCAAACACGCCGCTGAAATTGGTGCCCTCCAGACCAATGTAGTTGTTCCCTGCAGGCAATGCCACGGGGTATACATGCCAGAACTTGAATGCTACCGAGATACCTTGCCCGGCATAAACAGGCAGCTGGGAAGCGATAGATGTCCCCATAGCTGTTGGGTCCTGGTCTACGACCGTGGTACCATTGACTGTGATACGGACTTTGTTATCTCCAGCGATAGCCACCAGGTAAGTCTTCGCTGTAGGCAGAAACACAGGCACAGAGAACCCGATAGGCTGATTAAATGGCACTGCTGTGGCGCCTTGTATACCACATCGATTGAGTGCGCCATTGATAAGATTCAATGTTGGATTATTCCAGGGCGTAGTATTGATCTGCTGCTGTATGGTTCCTGTACCATTGGTGCTATAACCAGGCTGATACACAAGTATTCCGAAGTCGGAATAGGCTGTATCTACCGCGGCGATAGCCTGTATTTGAGGACCACTAGGGGCTGTCGCAGTATACTGGCTTGTCTGTACGCAGTTGACTCCGTCAGGTGATAGGCTGTAACCTATGGGACAAGTCCCACCTGTGCAAGATGATTGCGCAGGCGCGAAGGCTATGGTACCGGGATCATATGTGACGTTGATAATCAGCCGGAAGTTGCTACCCATTGGTGGATTGCCATTATCCTGAGCCCGGAGGTTAATAATGTACTGTGGAGTTGTAGATGCGTTGAGTGACCCGTTATTTACCAGCACCACCTTACCGGTACCATCTATGGTGAATACACCGGGCACTGATTCTGTCAATACAGTGAAAGCGAGCGTCTCCAGGCCCAACGTGACGCCTGTATCCTCTACGTCATCGCTCAAGTCTGTTATCTGTGTGCCTGAAGGTGTTGTGTCAGGTATAGTGATCACGATATCAGCTGCTGAAGGTGGTGTGTTCACATATACAATATTGACCGTGATGTTAGCATTCACTGTGTTCACGCCATCGGATACAGCCACTATCAGGTTGAATCCCGGCCTGACAGACAGGTCAATGGCAGACTGCGTAAGCACAGTGATGTTACCGCTACCATCTATGGTGAAGGCATTGTCATCATTGCCAGACACAATAGTATAGGTCAGTGGCTGCCCTTCGGGGTCCGTAGCCATTACCTGTGTAAGCTGTGTGCCGGCAGGGCTACCATCGTTGATCGTCACTGTTTGGTCTCCTGTTACCGGTGGCTTGTTAGCAGGTATGATATGTACAGTTATTGTAAAGTTGGAACTCTGGCCTTCATTGTTCGTAGCCAGGCAATTGAGGACATACAAGTTCTGCATGTAGTAGTCCAGGTAGCCATTGACATATAGCTTGCCATCCGTGGTAAGCGAGAAGGCATTACCCGTATTGCCTCCTAGTATATATACGTCGTCCACGTTTACTCCACCTGTCTGATAGACCTGTGTGCCTACAAGCGTATTATCGTTTACGCTGAGGACATAGTTCGGTACCGACGGAACGGTATCAGATGGACAACTATATACGGGATTGGTGTTTACTCCCAGGAAGCGCTGTACTCTACCATCCTTGTAGACAAGACTCACTCCTGGGATCAGTGTAGCGATGAACTCTGGTGTGGCCACATAATTACGTACTACCTGCCCGGTACCGGATATGATACGGTTCTTTGCAGTAAGCAGCACCCGGCGGTAGTCCGGGTCGTAACCGATAGTGAAACCGTTACCTGTGAATACGTTCTTGTCTGGTATTTTGGCCCATTCCCGGAGGAAAGTATTGATCAACTCATTCATCAGCCGGAGCTTCCCCTTGAGTAGGAATACCTGACCCAAGGCAGCATCGACAAACAGGTACCCCAAGGGCGTCCGTACACAGGCCAGATCGTGTTGGGTACCGGCGTAGCCTAGCAAAGAGCTTTGGCCCTCCTGCGGCTCATATTGAAAGATATCACCTGCTGATAATGTGATACTTATAGGGTCTGCAGCCGTGATTTTGGTCTTGTCCTGGGTCAAGAAAAGGGCCTTTTCCATGTGGATGAGGAGCCGGTCGTCCTGCCCATCCAGGTTGATGATTGCCCCCCGGTTCTTCTGCATCTCGTAGAAATCCAGTGGATCGAACGTTCGCCAGGACCGGCGCTTGTCCAGCCGGCCGAGTTTGCCTGACCGATGTATCCGGTAAGGAAACGTCGTCACCGTATCTATAAGCGGCGTGAAGATCGCTGAGCTTACCAGCTCGTTGAGAGCGTTCAGGTCCTTGCTATACCCGAACTGGTTGGGGTCATTGTTCCTATCGTACAGGGTGAGGTAATTAGTCGCTGAGTTCTTAACCAGGGGCTGTTTGGGATACCATTCACTATACTGATTACCTGGCATCTCGAATCGCAGGTTGATATTGCTTGCTGCCTCACAAGCGAAGCGGCGAGCAACGCGGATACCACCAGTGAGCGGCTGATTAAAGTGGGTGTATCCGTCGTTAAGGGCATCCATCCATCCATATGTGTGGAATGTGTAGTCGTTAATAAAGGTGTCTCCACCGAAGACAGTTACGGTACCAGCTCCTGCCACGCGGTCGCCGGCGATGACGAGCGTCTGTGATGTGTATGACACATACAGGTTATCCCGTAGGTACATGAGGTTCATCAGGAAGGTCTTCTCCCATTTGGGGAGATATCCCGGGTGCTGTCCATCGCTATGTAGCAGTAGCTTGTTGTAGCCGTAATCCGTGGTAGGGTCCAGCGCTGGGTCAGTGCTGCCTGAGCCGATGTGCAATACTTCAGGACCACCTACCACCATGCCAAAGGCCGTCTCCTGCATCACATTATTCCACTTGCCGTTGATGACATTGTTGGGAACATACGTGCTCTCCAGAACCTTCCGTATCATCTGTTGATCCGTAGACGGCGTTGGTGTCACTCCCTTGGCAATGAAGTCTGCCAGGAAGGTGAGCGGGCCGTTTTCGGTACCAGGTGGAATGCTGCCATTGTTAATCATGAACCCATTGGTGTCTGGGTTCTGGAAGTTGGTCAGCCACAACAGCAGCTCATTACACAGGTAACTAGGTGTGATAGCTGGCTTGTTGAACAGCAAGTCAAAGGCATGGAAACGTACGATGCGGTAGTCCACGTAGAGTGGGCGTGGGCCTTGTGTGTGGTCCTCTGATCTCCAGTTACCTCCTGTGGAGATGAAGTTGTCAAAAGGACCGCTCATGGCTTGTATTGCTGGCTGGTACTGCGTGTTGTGTGATGCACGGGAGCCGTTGAGGTACTGCGCTTGTGCAATGACGGTGGAATTACCCAGGTTGCGTTGTGCATATAGGATACGGTACCCGGTGATCACACCGCTGTACTTTGCCGGTATCAGCACATTGGAGACATTAAGTCCCAGTATGTCCAGTTTGGATTTACCGTATTCTGCCTCTGTCTGATACAGATGCTGCTTACACCAACGCAGTGAAGGCATCCGGTGATGCCGTACTTTCTGCCCACGCAGGTTCTCTCCACCGATAGACGTGCTATCATAGTCCTCCGTATCCGGGTAGGTCTCTCCCTGGTTGATCCAGCAGCCGGTATCTCCTGTCTTGCTGACGGGATCGAAGTTGAGGATCGTGTCCTCTACCTGGTAGACAGGCGCTGTGATCCCGCCTATGCCAGCGATAGTAGAGTTGATCAGATCACCCGCTACCGGCGCCCGTCCTGGTATATGAAAGGCCCTCGACCAACCTCCGGTATTGAGAGAATATTGCGCGTAGAGTGCATACCCTTCCCGGTGCATGTGACCTTTCTTTCTGCCAGAGGTGATGTCGGGGTCCGCGGGGAACACGGTGTGCAGCTCGCTGGCCCACTTTATCTTGATCACATTGGCGTACTGCTGCATGTTGATCTCCGGTACCCCCTCCAAGTTGCCTATGAAGAGGTAGTCATTAAGCTGGCCCATGGTACCGACCTTCTGGTACACGATGGGGTTGCGAAGTACCTCATCCAGGGTGATGCTGGTGGTCGGATTGGACCCGGTATACACAACAGTAGTGGGTTCAGCCAGCTGCACGGCATCCAGCAAATAGGCTGAGAATACACCATTGACCTTTTGTATAATAGCGATCTCGGCCAAGTCATAGTTCTTATCCACGCTCGTCAGCGTCACAATGAGGGATATATTCTGCTGCACACCTTCCTGCCCAGACACGATAGTGGGTATACTGGTAGTGAGGAAGGCCGTCTGCGTACCGTCATTCTTCAGGTACCGTACAGCAGCGAAGTAGGAGCCTGGCAGTAAGGCACCACCTACATCCTGTGTGATGGCGACAGCTGGCGCATTGGCCAGCGGGAAAAGCAGAATGTCCTCTGGCGCATTCGCCACTGGGTTATCACAGTTGAGGTACTTTGGTGTTGTGTTCTTATCCGTCCACGTAACAACCACCTCTCCTTTGTAATTCCGTTGGGCCTCTCCGGTGATGTAGTGATCCGTGCTGAAGCCCAGCTTGAATGACATGCTGGCATCATTGATGATAGGCACATATATGTCATTGACCTCATCGTAGTAACCGATAGCTGAGTTGACATTGTTGGTCGTGAAGATGATAGGATGCTTATCGGAGACGACGACTCCTATATAGGGATAGGGCAGTAACGCTGGCGATAGCACAAAGCCAGGCTCATTCTCCACACTCTCCTTGAAATTACTCTGGATGCCGTTTTTGCCGAAAGCATAGGTGCTCTCCGGTTGATTCACCGGACGTGTATCAATTGCCAGCCCTTTTGTGTTCTTTCCCATCAGATATAGTATGTATCAAAGGGACCCATCGGATCGTAAAACGGCTCCGGCCCGGATACCCTGAAGAATCCTTCGTAATAATGATCCGGCGGAATGAACCGCGCGAACGTGTTGACCCTATGCTCCATTTGATCCGGAGAAGGGAAGTCGATTTGTGCTGAAGCCACTTCCAGGTACCGCTCGAAGCGGGCATAGCATTCACCCGGCTTGAAGTACTTCTCCTCATATCCGGTACCCCCCATCTTGTCCCGCACGTAGTAGTAGATACACTCCTTCAACGCCTGGTTGTCTGGTATCAATGGTAGGCCACGCTCATCATGCGGCGCACATTTGTAGTGTACACGTACCTTACCGCTTTCGAAAGAGGTCAGCACATACCCCATCTCCAGCTGATAGTATGCCTTATCGTTGAACGGAGAAGCCATCACCTTGGTGAGTGTCGGCAGCCATATCCCATTGCCATCCGGCGTGGGTGTCTTGGTCACGCCTGATGTCCAGGTCTCCGGCTTGGGTTGTGATGGATCGGTGATCTTACTGGTACGTATGTTCTTGACTGAGTTGCCTTCACGCAGACGCCGTCCGCAATGCTCGATGGCATCTATATAGATCAGGCCGCAGGGGAGCTTTCCTTTGTGGAAGAATATCTCCACGTCTTTGTATTCCTGTAGCAGTGGTGCTTCGTACCGCAGTAACGACAATACCTCCGGTATCCACTCATGCATATCGATGAGGTAGGAGGTATCCTGCACCCGGGTATCCCGAATGACCTTACCGATGACGCTGTCTATGCTGACACTGTTATATACCATCAGGATGCTTCTTTACGTGGTTGCAAATAGGGATAGAATGGGTACTTCAGCTTCAGGGCAGGATTAGCTTTATGGGCAGCAGAGAAGATATCTGAGAACCCTGGCGTAGCCATGTGTGAGGTATAGGAGGGCACAAACTCGTATATCGTCTCGTTGGTCAGCTTGCTGAACTTCACCCAGCCAATGCGTACCCAAGTGTCATCGGTGAAATACACCTTCCGCAAGTAGCTTTTGGTACCATCCGGGTTGTCTACTAATGGCTGCTTCTTCGTCTCCTGCCAATTAATTTGCGGGTTACTATGGTTACGTTCCACATGCATGCCTTGTATACAACCAATACCATTTCCCATATTGAGTGCGTACCCATCGATGATATATTCCCGGGCCTTGCTAAACCAGGCGTCCAGGATGGCCATGAACCGTGCGTAGCTGATTACCTCCTCTACCCGGTGCCGGCCCCCTACCACCTTCTTGGTGTACACCCAGTAATGGGAGGTGTTAGTCCTTTTGTTGAAGCGCGTCCAATAGCCCCTGTTATACACTTTACGGGTCACCCACCCCCTACGCTTCTTATCCCGGGGCCGCTCCTTGATCTCATCCTCCACCAGGGGATGCTGTTCCAGGAGCATCTTCACATACTCTTGGTATATCTCCCCTGGTATCCACTGCTTTAGCTGTTCAATAGGTATCATTGCTGTTCGTTGTTAACCTGTACCTGGTGATCGTCTGTCTTATCCTTCTCCCGGGAGGCTTTACCGTAGTCTGTCGTCAGTATACACTGTATCACCCGCTGCTCTACGTCGCCACTCATAGGTATATCTGTATCCCACCAGTTGTAATTCGGTTGCGGGGGTATGGATTCGTACACCATGGCCTCTTCAGGTGAGTTGAAGATACCGCCTATCCGGATATATTCCAAATCAGGCCATTCGTAGACAGCAAACTTCCGGTTGACGTAATTCTGCCAGTTAAAGAGCTTTGCGTATTGACCAGACCGTAGATAATCCAACGTGCCGGCATCAGCGAATCCCCAGGGACTCTTCCCATCCACCCCACCTACGTAGTGGAAGATGGAGGTGGCAGAAGCCCGTATGGGTAGCGGTACCTCAATAGCTGTCACGGCAGCAAAGTCAGATAGCCGTGGGTCTACTACTTGTAGCGTATTGGTGCGGACCAGTGGGATGTAGATAGTCTGCAGGAAATAGCGTGCTTCGTTGGGATGTGCTTGTAATGTCTGCCGTATGAGCGTTGCCCGCCAGTACTTCACCCGCTCATACATGGCCTTCTTGAAGGGAACATCCAGCTCCTTTCCCAGGTCCATCGCCAGTAGTGTAGTGATCTCATTTGGGGTCATCAGGTAGTGTTTTAACAACAAGAGAGGCCGGAGCCTCTCTGTTGGTCGTAACGATTGCGTACCATGAAAACGTTTATACCGCGAATATATTCCTTAGCTGGGCATCCGGCGTGGTACCGGTGCTTGGTACTCCTACTACGATGGTGCGGGCGAACGACTGTTTGTGGGCAGGCGTCTTGGCGATGTCATCCTTGAATCCGAAGAACGTGTACAGATTGTAACCTACCGTGGTCAGCACCATGTCGCTGGGCTTGCCATAATCCTGAGGATTACTACCCTGCAAGGGATAGTTGGTGGTCACGCCCTTGTAGATATCGAAGGCATCCTGGTACAATTGCATTTGCTGCGTAAAGCCAGAACCCAGGTGCATCGGTGTGGTGTAGATGACAAAGGCGATGGGCGCCAGGTCATACTTCACTAACAGCCTGAAGCTGGTACCGAAGTCGATGGCTGTGATGGTGATCGTATCCGTAGCCGCGGCGTAGGATGCCGTGACGATGAGATCACGATTCTGGTTGGCATAATTCAGATTGCTATTGATCATGTTGACCAACTTAGCGGCCACGCTGTCTACCGTATCCCCCTGCACGGCTACATACTGGTAATCATACGTCGGGAAAGGCTGGTTGCCGGGTGTAGTCTCCAGGATGCCGATCTCGAATATCTGACCAGGCGTAGGTGCTGGCGTAGCAGCCCCGCCCGCGAGGTTGGTAGCAGCGACTGCAGCCTGTACCGTGTTGGTATTACCGGTGACCTTGGGAGTTACCAAAGCAGACGCAGGACCGGAAGCAGCAACAGCGGCAGCAACGGCAGCGGCTGTACTGGTTGCAGCACCTGCACCATTGGTAGCCAGATTGACCGTGATGGCATTACCCGCTACGGCTACCGAGAGTGCCGTGTTATTACCAGCCACGACATTGGTTACCGTGATGGCGTTGCCTCCGGTACCAGGTGTAACGGCTGTATAGGTGATGTCCTGCAGAATCAATGATGCCAGGTATCCTAGCTGTATGGTGCTCACCTGTTTGACAGGAGCACTATAGGCAGTACGGCTGATCTTTACCTGACCAATCTGGAAAGAAACCGTGCGTTCAGGAAGGGTATCCCTCATGACGGCAATGAAGAGGTTGGCAGTAGTGGAGGCAGCACCGGCACCAGAGATCAGGGCAAGGCTATCGGCATCGAAGACACCCAGCTCACCTTGAGCGGCGCCAGCCTGGAAGGCGGCAAAAGTCGCCTGTGCCGTGTAGGCAACGGCCCCGGAGATGGCGCCGATGAGGTTCTCACCGACCAGCATCTTGAAAAACTTGTTCTTGTAAGGCATAATGAGGGATTTTTTAAAGTGGTGTTCGAGTCATGTTGTCCTTTAGTTTCACTTCCCAGTTCGGGTCTGCGGTCATCGCTTTGAAATACTCAGTTGCCAGATCGCATACTTCCTGATGAAACTCCGGGGCCAATTCACAATCAGTACCCAATGATAGAGAGATTCTTTGGGGTTTCCTAACATAGGATATACGGCTGTTGATTACTATGAAGCTCTTGTTGGTATAGGTGTACAGCACCCTGCCTGCCAGCTCGCTGATAGGCGACTCAGGTTGGGTCTTGTAGAAGGCAACCTCACGTAGGTTCTGCACTAGGTTGGATGCTGTCAATCGGTTAGATTGGTCTTCTACAGGCTGCTGGTAATGATCCAGCGCATTGACGTAATAGGTATCAGTAACAGCATTGGTAGTGGTGCCATCTATAATGATAGAAGCGGTACCGACCAGCGGTCCCAGGTCGATCACCAGGCTACGTGGGTAAAAGCGTTCAGCATATCGTTCCCAGTATACATTCCAACCTTTGTCACACAACTCCCTGCTAAGTACGCTACTGATGAAGAACACCTCATCCTTGCTGGAATAGCCGGTGAACGCACTGCCACGTGCGTTGGCATATTGCTGTATATCGAATACCAGTCCGGTATTTATGTATACCTGTACAGAGCTGTAATACGGTGCCGCACTTAGCGCTGATGCCGGTACCGGTAGTATCAACAGGTTGCGCACCTGTGTCACTTTCGTCGGTACCACCAGCTGGCCGCTGGTGTCCACCTGTGCCCGCTTGATGCTGGATTCATCGGAGATGAGATAGGCATAGTCTCCTGGGAGGATGGCTTTCTGGCGGCGGGGATCGGCCAGGTAGCTGGGTAGCTCCTTACCAGTCACCATGAGCGCCCGGATGGCGTCGATACCAAACTGCACCACTTCATAGCCTCCCGAGCCATCTCTTTTAGGTGTCACCCGGGACTCAATGAATCGCTGCATGTTCTTGTTGAGCAACCAGTCCACTTCCGGATCGCGTAGCTTACGTGTAGTGTTAGCTGCGATCTTTTGTGTGGCCTGGTTGACCTCTATATGCATCTCTTTGACATACATGTCAGTAAGTTTTAACGTGTAGTCGTCTTCATCTGCGTAGGCTTCCTGGCTGGCATCTTCTTTTTCATAGCCTCCTGCAGCTTGGCTTTCAGGAAGGATACCTTGTCGGAGTTCTCCTTATCCTGCAACCAGAAGATAGCTTCCTCCTCTGTGTGTCCCAGGATGGCGCCTGTCTCACGGTCTACCAACTGCGCGCCTATGCGGCGGATAACCTCAGTTGCCAGCATACGGCGAATGAGCACCCGGATGTCAAAGTGGTCTACCTTGACAATTTTGAGGAACTCATCAGGCGCAGCTGATACATAGCTATATAGCTTGTTGGTAAGCGCATCCTCACGGCCAACACCCTGGAACTCCGCTGCACGTATATCGGTACCCAGCAGTGTAAGCATGGCACCTACCTTATCGATGTCTATCTTCATGGTCATGTATTCCTTGATGGCTTCATCCCGTACGCGGCCGGCTTGTGCATTCTCCACCTTGGTGGCTTCAGGGTCGAATACATAGAACTGCTTGAGCATGTTTCCGCGGGCCTCGGCTATGTCAGCGGCTACCTGCGGGTGTTTGATCGCGTGCCGGTACCGGATATAATCCTGCAGATGAATGGGTAGGTTACGCTTTCCTTCCGTATTCGTGTAGGTCACCGGCTTTTCATTATCCAGCTCCAGTCCTACTTCCAGCTCCTTGCCGGTACCGTATGGTACCGTAGTACAGAGCTTGGTGTAGAAGTCAGTTACTTTTTCCCGGAAGATACGGTCGTCCTTGGGTACGTCTATGAGTAACGGGAGTAGTACGTCTACCTCATCAAAGCTGAGTCCGGTACCCACTGCGGGACCAAGGTTGCCGGCGAAGTAGGAGCCGATAGACTTCTTACTCATGCTCATGAAGTCCTGTGCTTCCTTCTGCGCATTCTCCAGGAAGCTGCCCGCCCGGAAGATGGTGATACGTTTGCTGTTAGGGTGTCGTTGTTCTGCCATATAGTTGTTGTTTGATCAAATGTACAGGGAATTATTGGAATAAGGAAGCCCCGCTCGTCACGGGGCTCCTTTCAGGTGAAGAACCAACAGCTAACAGCTTGGTCCCACATATAAGAGGTGATGCACTGGTTTTTCATAACTACTGACCGGCAATACAGACCATATCAAAGCACCTGTTGGCCCTGAGAATCTGCACACCGCAGCTTTTGAAGCGTGTATAGCTGGACTCATCCAGGTCTGTCGTCAGCATAGAGACAGAGCTTTCGGAGTCGATGTTCCAGTTCTTATTCATGACCTGTAATGACTTGGGCATCGGCGTCAGGCCCGGTACCACACCATGCAGGAAGGAGCGACCCTTCTGTGCAACGTGCTGGATGTTAGGCTGACCGTCATAGTCCGCGTCATCGATGAATACCATGCGGTAGCTCTCCAGGGGCCATCCCGTCTCAGGATGCACGTAACCACCGGCCTGCTGACCCATGGCAACTTCACCCATGTCGAAGATCGGGTTATGCTTGACCTTGATATAGTAGCCATCAATGTGGTAGAACTGGTCAAAGTAGCCGCCGAGCGCCAGATGGTATCCGGTACCGGTGATGAACTTGTCGCCGATAGCGCCGGCACCTCCCAGGTTGGTCAGGATGGTACCACCTGCCTTGATGATCGCCTTGTGGAACTCACGCATACCACCACGTCCTGTATGGAGCGTAATCGACATGTTGGCCGTATCGGACATACCGAAGAGCGCATCGCCGATCTGGTTGGTAAGGAACTCGTAGGTCAGGATGGAGTAGCTGGACTTGTTCTGTATCTGCTCCAGCATGCCGGAACCACGCATGATGACCTTGCCAGTGATGAGGTCCTTGGTGAGTATCTCGCCGTTGATCTGCCGGTTGTAGCGGCTATACCAGTAAGCGTTTTCGCATTGGGAAAGCCAGTTCATCTCGAACTGCCACATGAAATAGTCCATCCAGACATCGGTCTCGCCTTTGTCCGTCATGACTTTGATCTTCATGACCTTGTTGGCAGAGTTACCTGCCCAGCTCATACCGGCACGCAGGAAGCCCATTTGGTTCTTATAGAGACCCGGCATGGCCATGTTGGTCTCCGTAGAACGCGAACGGCTTTCCGATACAGCGGTATTAAGTGCGATCCAGGAAGCACCTTCGGCTACTTCTGTCAGTGGGCAGAAGTCGGAAGGCAGAGCAGGATCGAGTACACAGGTGTACTTCCAGTAGCCTGCCTGCAGCTCAGGGTCCTTGGCTACCCATGCCTGGATACCACGGGCCGATTGAATGACGAAGTACCGCTTGATCCAGTTGTCGGCAAAGTAGAGGTAGAACTCACTGTTGCCGATGCCGGGCTTGTCGGTAGCCGTGTACTGGTTGTTGACGATAATAGATGCCTTGGTGATACGTCCCATGACGGGGTACGTGAATTGGGGATCATCCAGCTCCACAGCAGCACGCTTGAGCGCATTGCCTTCATATCCAATACCACCCATCGTCATCAGCGATATGGGATAGTTCTTGTTATAATCACCCAGGATGTAGGTGAGCTTGCGGGTAAGCTCCGATGGGTGTCCCTGACGCTGGTTATAAAAGTTGTCCTCGTCAAGGCACGACTTGGGGTCGTAGATCGCCGCTTCGACCTGGTATTTTATGCCAGGAAAGGGATTTGCCATAGTATGTGTGTTTTAATTCGTTCAAAGTTCACTGAGCGTCTTCTTACCTGGGCGATTATCGCTTTGTGTACTGTGCTGCTGTCTGGACTTATCGATAGTCTTCCTCAGCCGGCGCACATTGTCTGTCTGCGCCGTACGTCTCACCAGGTCATCGAGCTTGCCACCGTTAAACTGCAGCCACATGGCCTCCAGCTGACGGGGCAGCTTCTTGGGATCAATTACCTGAGCGATCACGAATGCCCCTGACTGCTGGTCGTACTGCACATGCTGGTACACGAATTGTAAGAACTCATTGCGTTTTGCTTCCGGTACAATAACACCCATGTTTGCGGACGACACCTCTTCCACTAACGCCTTCTGCAAACCCTTCACACTCCGGTCATAAGTCTTGCGGTCTTCTTCCAATTGCTTGTTCAGATCGGCAATAGACCGCTCTTCCTCCTGTTGCGTCCTCTTGTAGGCAGCATCCGCCAAGTCAAATATCTCTTTGTCCTTCACCGCAGCATCTACCAACTGCTTGATTTGCTTATCCGGCAGACCGGTATTCTTCAACGCCTGGGTGTAGACGCTCGTTTGTAAATCTACAGATTCTTTGAAACGGTCATAGTCCGGTAGGGTAATTGTTTTCCGTGCAAAGAACTCCTCATCGGTACCACCGGCTCTCCTATGCAGCAGGTATTCGTAACCTCTCGGGTCCTCCTGCATGATAGACTGTTCAAACTGTGTTACCGCCCTGGCCTCTAATGCACGCTCCCGGGCAAGGATACCACGTGGGGTGTCCCGCTCTTCTTCAGGAATATCGCCTTGTTCATCCTTCCAGGTGACATCCAGCTTCTCACCCCGTAGGGTATCTACTTCGTCCCAGATGGAGGTATCGTCATCTACGTTGCTGTCGTCCTTACCTTCATCGGTACCATCTCCTTTGGTATCGTCCGCGTCTGTTTTGGTTGGATCGGTACCGGGTGATTGCTGATTCTGTTGCTGGGCCGCAGCTGCAGCCGCTGCTAAATCGTCCGGCTTTTTAACGCCGTCGCCACCCTGTATATCAGGGTTGGCAGGTTGCTGTTGTTGCTGCTGGTTATTATCCAGGTCAGCGAGTGATAGGTTCATACTGTTGCTGTTTTATTTCTTGGTAGTTGGTTTCTTCTTAGCTGATATATGTGCTTTCCTGATCTCTGTTGCATGCTTTTTGTCGGCTATACGCTCCCGGGAAGCGATCTCCTCCCGCTTACCTTGCAATTGTAAGGCGTCCCGTTGTCGTTCGGTCATCATCTTCTCCCGCTTGAGCTGTGCCTCCGTCATGGTAGCGTACCGATCATTAGCCAGCTTCTCTACTTCGACCGCATCAGGCTCCCCGTTGGCATCGGCATCCATGGTTCCCTTGAAGGATAGCTCGTTCCATTCGCCCTTGATCATCTCGTTCTGGTCCCTACGGTCCCATTCCTTGTCGATCAGTACGGCTTCCAGGTCGTTCTCAAACTGGGCGAAGTCCTTCTTGCGCTCGTCAGCTGCCTTCTGTGCCTCCTGTTCGGAAAGCTGCATCTGCTGCTCCATCTGTGCTTCCAGGTCCTCGATCTTACGCAGCTTCATCTTCAGCTCAGCTACGTTCTGCGCCTGGAATATCTCCATGATGGTGGAACTTTTCACACCAGCCTGTATCATGGCTTGTATATTCTGGGCACCCTTCATTTGATTGAGCGTGGCTAACTCATCGGAGGACCTGCTAAGCAGGATGCCTAGCTCCGCATAGGCATACGTGTTGGGATCAATATCTAGCAGCTCCGTATCGAAGTCCTCATTGCTATAGATGGACTTCACGCCATCGATATTGACGAATTTCGAGTAGTCCAGCAGCCCCTGTAGTTCCCGCTCGGTGAATTCTTCGAAGTAGTTGAAGATCATGTCTGTGATCACGCTCGACTGCATGAGGCCCATCTCGGAAACGGCCTTGCCATCGCTGGCGTAGGTCTCTCCTTTACGGGGCCGGTTGATACCGATGATGTCGTCCCACTGTTGCTTGTAGTGCTCCTGCAGCTCGATCAACTGCTTGATCTGATCGAAGAGTGACATATCGAGTACCTGGTACTGGTTCCAGGTGTGGTCCACACCCGGCTGGGAACGGTTCATCAATGCATACCCCAGGGCTTCTGCATAGTAGAAGAACTTTTCATCGTTCCAGCCATCACCCTTTGGTATAGCATTTTTGTCCACGAGCAATACCTTGCCCTTGCTCTTGGCAATGGTACGCTCCAGCACATAGTTGATGATGATGTACATGATCTGGAAGGGCAGCCCGATCTCCAACACGGATATATTCTCCGTGTGCAAGTCTGAGTAGTTCCTTCCATTATAAGGCAGCTTGCAGGCAGAGACGTTGTTCATCTCATTACGCTGCACCGGTACCTCACCCTTGGTACAGTAGATGTTGTCGCCCACGCGATAGGTCTCATACACTACATTCACCCACTTCCATTCCACCTTCTCGCCAGCTTCCTTATTTACCGGGTAGTCCTCATCTACTGTCTTCTCCTGTATCTCGCCCGTCATCGGGTCGGGATAGCTAAGGAAGCCCATCTGCTTCTTTCCCTTCCATACAACATGGTAAACCGGTATCTTCCCGGTATAGGTGTCACGATCATAAGTCTCCTGCAGGTACTGGTAGAAAGCGATGGGACTCTTGTACTGGCTTCTATTCTCCAGGTCATGCAGGTTGTCGTTGGTGAGCTGCTCATAGAACTTGTCCACCACATCAGAGATAGTATACAAGCGGCGGCATACAGCCCACTCACCGTCTTCAATATATTCAAGGTCAGGTGATTTGTCGTAATCCAGGTTGAGCGGAGAGATACGCTCATAGAGCAGGGTACCGTGCTCAATACCCTTATAGGAGCAAGTACGGCCGGCGATGAGCCAGTCTTTGAACATCCGTAGGAACTTCTCCCGTATCTTATACTCTTTCAAGGCCCGCTTCATCCAGCGCTGCCCTTTCACCGCAATGGCGTCCTTATACGTACTGGCGAACCGTTCCTTCAATGCTTCCGGCAGTTCAATTTCGTCCAGCCCAGGTATCTTGTTCACCGGTACCCCCTGCAGCTGTTGCTGACGTTGAACCTCCGCGGCGAAATGCTTGGTGAGATTATCACGTACGGCATTGCGTAGGGAATCCGTGTAGCTATTGTAGCCATCTTCTCCCAGGTTACACACCTGGTACACGAAAGGCCGCTTGGGATACTCACCCATGAGTAGGTCCAGGTTAGTACGCAGGATCGTGACGGGCCGTACTTTGGCAGGGAACTTTCGGTGCTGCGGCTTCTCAGCAGATAATGGGTCTGTTACATGGGAGAACCACCGGCTGGGGAACTGACTGTTGTACACCTGATATAACAGCCGCAGGTCCTTGCGTGTAGGTCCGGTACCGTCGAAATTGAAGTTGGAGAGGGATATGTAGTACTCCGCGTTGTTCTTGAACCATTGGGCGTCATCGGCCATCTTCTCTGCCCAGGGCAGGCGTTGCAGCGGCTTGCCAGTGGCTACCGTCGTGGACTGTTTGAATACCTGCTTTGGTTCCTGCGGCATAAGTGGTTTTTAATACAGCTCAAGCATCTCCGGCTCATCTCTCGGTCCTACGTTGGTACCGAATAGCTCGCGATTATAGAATCCTTCCCGATTCTCTTCTTCCTTGATCAGCTGCTCAATCTTCTCACGCCGCTGGAATTGCCACACGATCCTGGCAGAGAGCCGGTCTGCATTCTTCTTACCGTCAAACTTACGCAATTCCCGCAGATAACCAATATCGTACTCCTTGTGTATCTGGAAGATAGCATGACCATTCTCATCTATACCGCGTTGATCCATATGATCTTTCACTACATAGGTGAGTCCCATGCGTTTACGCTCGGTCGTCATATTCATGAGGTAGCTTCGGTTCTTCTTGGCCGTCACCTCCCGGTTCATGAGGCTTTCCGGCTCGAACTGCAGCTTGTGCAGCTTCTTGTTGCGTTTGTACCAGTCGTATACCCCCTGGCCACCGCCAGCTATTTCCCCCTGAATCTTGCAGTTGTACCACTCATCCAGGGCAGACATCACCTCATAGCAGCGGTTGATGTCTCGCGGACGTGCCACGAACCAGGCTACCGCCGTATTCTCATTGATGGGATCAATGTTATTGTAATGCTTCATTACGTAGCAGGCAAACAGCGAAGTCAGGTCCTCACTCTCCTCCTTGTAGAAGGGGTCGAACACGATCTCGTACATGCCCTCCGGCGTCTTGAGGTTCTGATCCAGGTAAGGCCGTTCTACCACCGTGATACAGCCTTCCAGGTCACCCTTCTGGTTGTGGGGATATTCTTCCACAGGTTGGGCTTCCGCCTTGGTCTTGATGATGAACTCCCAGCCACCTCCCTCCTCACTGGTCTTGCTCACTAGCTCACCATACCGCAGGATGGCCTGTATGGCCCGGTTGGTCTCGATCCTACGTATCTGCTTGTCGATCTCCACTGTGTTAAAGGGGTTGCGTGCCATCCGCTGGAACACCTCACTGGGAAAGATGGGATACTCAGCCTTCCTACGGTCCAGCTCCTTGGTATCCTTCGCCTGGCTGGCAAGCTCCCGCATATTCAGCTCATAGTCCAGTGCCGCCTGGTGATCCACGTTGCCATCCTCGTCCATGCACAGCGGATTGGTCACCGTCGCGGGTACGAAATAGCCACATTCGGTACCATCCTGGCCCTCTTCCCACATATTGGGGAATGCCAGCATGTTATATTGCTTGGGTTGGGTGAAGATATCTTCCAGGCCCTCGATAGACGGTCCCTCCTCTCCGCCGGTACCGAAGAGGCTGATCTGGCCCACGGTGATACCGCCATCGGAGATAGAACCGATGGACACAGCGAGCGCCTCCTTCAGCTTCTTGAATGAACCAGCCTCTTCAAACACGATCTTACGTCCACGCTTACCGCGGGTCTTGTTGGGATCATCTACCACTACACCGATGATCTCCGACTTGTTACCATGCACGGCACCGGCATCATCTACATAGGAAGCTATCTGGTGTAATAGCGTGGACTTCTTCATCCGGTTCTGCTTCCACTGGTGGCTGTTGTCATTGATGAAGTCCAGCATGCCAGCCACCTTGTTCAGGATGCCATCGGTATCCAGGTATTGCTTGACACCGGCGAAGTAGTAGCTCTTGCTATCGGGAATGAATGTGTAATTGTAGACGCCATCAGCCGCCTCCTTGTAGGAGAAGCCGGCACCACGGGCTTTCGCACAGCAGATGTGCTGGGCACCGGGGGATTGTACGAGGCGGAACTTACCCCCATGCCAGGCAACGTGCTTGTAGCGGAACCATTCGTAATCGATCTCGTAGAAACGCGGGAACTCCAGTATCTTCTCCGATACCACAGCACCTAGCTTGCCGCGTTTGTCCCTGCTTTCTTTGATGATCTTGAGCAAGTGGGCATCAGGTACCTTCAATATAGGTGTGAAGTTCAGGTACCAGTAGTGCCGGCCGGGTATCCACAGGTCACCGACCTTGTACCCATTGCGGCACCTGTCCTCCTGCAGGTCCCAGTATTCCATATACTCACGGGAACCAACGGGAGCACGGGTGTAGAAACCCCCATTGCGTTTCCAGTCGGTTGCAGCTTCGGAGAACAGACGGGTATTGACCAGTTTCCTGAACATGTTACACCTCCTCTGTTTCAACATTCACTGCATCTAGGTCATCCTGTGGTGGTCCACCTTCCGACCAGGCTTCCGCCGTACGCCGCTTGCCTTCCTTACCTCCCAGGGTAGCCTTACCGCGCACGGTAGTATTCTGCTTCAGCTCCGCCATCACCTGCTTCTCGTACTCGCGGATGGCATCATCCATCTGCTTCATACGGGTGATGTTCTCAATGTACTCCTTGGCAGTGTACTTCACACGGCCTTGCCTATCCGTGCTTTCGAAGTCCACATCCTCGAAATACTTATTGAGCTTCTGCCGGCCTTTGCGGATGGACTCCAGGGTCTTGAGCGATGGTGCTGATATATACTGCAGGTGCTGGTAATGCTTGTAGGCAGCTTCCACTAGCTCTGTCTCCACATCTTCCTGTTGCAGGCCCACATAGCGTAGGGCCTCCTCCTCCCGTTCACCATCCTCCATTTGTATGATGGGAGACATGAAGTCCAGGCAGAAGTAGATGTAGGCCAGCTGCTTTCGGCTCTTGAGCTTCTTATCACCCCGGTAATCACCGTCCATACCCTTATCCTTGCGTACAACGACGCCGAACTCCGGTACCAGCATGACCCAGGGCTCCAGCTCTACTTCGTAAGTGCCTTCCGCCAACTTAAAGAGTCTCATACGACTGGTCCCTCCTTGGACCCCGGGCGGGAGCGCCATAATTACGCAGGGTATACGTGGCCTTGGTACCATAGCCTTTGGCAACCAGCTTCTTCATCTTGGGCGTGAAGTTGCCAAAACGACCAATACGCACAGACTCGAAGCCACCTGCTTTGATCTTACCTGCTATGAATCGGCTGTGGAAATCAATGATCTCCTTTATCAGCTTGGGTGTCTCACCAGTTACTGCTATAACGTGCTCTAGCACCTTATCATTGCAATAGGGAGACTTTTGTAGACGAGTGGATTTAGCCATTGGTTGTGATGTATTCTGCCATGGAAATTACATCACTTTTGCGATATGGCATAATGTGTATCACCGGAGGAGGTGGAGGCGCTCCGGGAGGCGCCATGGAAAGTATGTGTGGGAAATGGATCACCCGCCGCTGCCGGGCTACGAAACCCTGCTCTTCCAGCATGAGGTGGTAGCCCGATAGCTGCAACTCATAGTGAATGCGAGAGCAGTCTTCCAGGTGCTCGATAGGCGGCTTCATCATCTGCCGGGTACCGTCTGGATTGCGGAAACCTCTGCTCTTGATGACGCGGTTGGATTTGTAATCATCGATGTCAGCGTAGCGTACGCCTTGTATAGTCTCGATGATGAGCTTGTCACAGCGGCCCGCGAGCCGGTACCGGTGACTCCAGAGCAATACCTCTGTGTATATG